AATAATTTTGAGGATTTTTGAGAAAAAATAAAAAATTTAAAATTTTTAGAAATTGCCAAAGGTGGGGGGGTTACCCCCTCCCCAACGGATCGGCCGAGCTTCACGCCGTCACTGTACATTTTTTCTCGCGCCAAATCTCAAGACGAAAGGAGACTGAATTGGAATTAAGAGGGATTGACTATCTGAGAAGAAAACTTGAATCTTGTAGGTTAAGAGTTAATCTGAGATACAAGCATTACGCCATGAAATATTATGAAGCGCCGATAGGAATAACGATTCCTCCAAATATCAGGGCGCAGTATCGGTCCACTTTGGGTTGGGCTGCAAAAGGAGTAGATAGTCTTGCAGATCGTTTGATTTTTAGAGAATTTGCCAATGATGATTTTGAAGTTATGGAAATCTTCAATCGGAACAATCCTGATATCTTCTTTGATAGCACTATTCTATCAGCACTGATTGGATCGTGTAGTTTTATCTATATTTCGAAAGACGAAGATGATGAGGTGAGATTACAAGTCATTGAATCGAGTAATGCGACTGGAGTAATTGATCCTATTACTGGATTGCTTGTTGAAGGTTATGCGGTATTGGCTAGGGACGATTATGGTCGGGCAACTTTAGAGGCTTACTTTGAGCCAAATGCAACCCATTTCATCCCGAAAGATGGTCAAACCTACTCAATCAGCAATCCAACGAATATTCCACTGCTGGTTCCTGTGATTCATCGGCCTGATGCGGTAAGACCGTTTGGCCGTAGTCGTATCACGAGGGCTGGCATGTATTATCAAAAATATGCTAAGCGTACTTTGGAACGGGCGGATATTACGGCAGAGTTCTACTCATGGCCTCAAAAGTATATTCTTGGACTGGATCCTGATGCAGAGCCTTTGGAAAAATGGCAAGCGACAGTGTCTAGCTTATTAACCATTTCTGCTAGTGATAACGGGGAAAAACCAAACGTTGGCCAGTTTAGCACTGCCAGCATGTCTCCTTTTACCGAACAGCTAAGAACAGCTGCTGCTGGATTTGCTGGCGAAATGGGCTTGACATTAGATGATTTAGGGTTTGTGTCAGACAATCCATCATCAGTTGAAGCTATCAAGGCTAGTCATGAGAATTTGCGCTTGGCAGGACGGAAGGCACAAAGGTCTTTAGGCGCTGGATTTTTAAATGTTGCTTATGTTGCTGCTTGTTTGCGTGATGAATTTTATTACGTAAGAAGTGAATTTGTGAGAACAACAGTTAAATGGGAACCATTATTTGAAGCAGATGCTAATATGATGACCATGATTGGCGATGGTGCCCTGAAATTGAATCAGGCATTACCTGGTTATATTAACGCTGAAACCATTCGTGATCTTACAGGAATTGCAGGTGATATGTCTGCTGTGCCTATTGTGAATGAAGGTGAATCAGATGGAACATGATGTTTTACCTGCTATTCTTCAAGAAGTTCAAGAGAGATTCGAGAGAGATTATGGGAAAAGTGAGATCGTCAGAAATGCTTTTGCCACGTTGGAAGCTAAAAAAGCAACCTACAAAACAGCAAATGAGTTTGCTATTGAGGTCGGAGAAATTCTTTCTAAGGCTCTAGGAGCTTCTTTAATCGCTGATAAATTGCCAGATGGAAAAATGTATTACAATATCGCTCAACGGTTGTTATCGGACGTTCTAGGGCGTAATTATGAGATAATAAGCGGTTATACGAGAGATGTACAGAAGAAACTGAATACAGATGCAAAAATCAGTTTGAAAGTGCAAGTTCCTGAATTGAATCAGGATAGAATTGCTGGCATTGTTAATCGATTGGCATCTGAAGAAAAATTTGAAGATGTCAGTTGGTTGTTTGGTGAGCCTATCGTTAATTTTTCTCAATCTATCATTGATGATAGTATTCAAAAAAATGCGGAGTTCCATTACAAATCTGGATTACAACCTGAAATTGTTAGAAAATCTTATTTTCATTGCTGTGATTGGTGTCAAGAAGTACAAGGTAGCTATAAATATCCAAGAGTTCCAAGAGATGTTTATAGGAGGCATCAACGTTGTCGTTGTACTGTTGACTATGATCCAAAAAGCGGGAAAGTTAAAGATATTTGGAGCAAAATTTGGAGAAAAACAGATGAAAGTGATAAGATAGAAGCAAGAAAAGATATCAATGGAAAATCTCAAATGAGCGAAGTGAGAAAACTTGCGCTTCAAGAAGGAATTTCCTCAAATCCTATCAAAAAAAGTCGTAAAAAACTAACTGAGGAACAAATCATCACTGCTGTTAGTGGCGGTGATAAAACAAAAGGGTCATGTTCGTCAGCAGCATTTGCTTATATTGGAAATAAAGGCGGTTATACTGTTTTAGATTTTCGAGGAGGTAAAAGCTGTGATTTCTTCTCTAGAGACAGTAGAATCCAAATGATAGGAAATCTTCCTGGTGTTAAAATGGATGTTGTTAAAAACACGAATGACTTTACTGCAGTCAGAGAATTGTTGGAAAAGGTAGAAGCTGGGAACGAATATTACTTAGCAACAGGTAGGCATGCGGCTGTTATAAGGAAAAATGAAGGACGTTTCGAATATTTGGAGTTGCAATCCAGAATATCAAACGGGTTTAAACCATTAGATAATGTTGTTCTGAAAGAAAGATTCAAGTGTAAAAAAACACATAGTACCAGACATGGAAAATATGAAGTGGATAGTTATATCATCGATTCAAATTCATTGAAAGATAATCCTGAGTTCCATAATTTATTGAGTTTCATTAACACAGCTGGTTCTAAGCAAACGAAAGGAATTGAAGGCCATGAAAAGTGATTATGAAGAAGTAAATTGGTCCGAATATTGCTATAAAGAAAATGATGGCGATAAAATTTGGTGGGTTGATACGTCATGGTTTGCTAGAGGATTGATGTTGTTTACATTTGATAAGAAAAAGTTCTATAACCTTTTTGAAGATTATCCTCATAATATGACTTTAGAAGAGGTTGAAATCTTTGATAAAGAAAATCCATTTTGGGTTGAGTTTTTTTCAGACCGAAAATAGTAAATTTAAGCACTCGAAAGGGTGCTTTTATTGTGGCTTAGATTAGGAGGTGATCCGATATCTCCCAGCGAGAGGGTTATCATGCGATGACGATTGAAAGGAAATTAGAATGGCAAGGAAGAAACTTGGCAATCAGAATCCTACTCAATCGGTAATTTTAAAATACGTCAAGAAAAATTCAAAAGCTAAAGAAGCGATTGACCTTTACGAGCGCACAGGGCTTTCTTGCTATGCTTGGCAGAAGAACCTGCTATTGCCTTTGATGGCGGTAGACAAAAACGGGCTTTGGGTACACCAAAAATTTGGTTATTCTATCCCTCGTCGTAATGGGAAGTCTGAAATTCTCTATATAGCTGAAATTTGGGCGCTTCACAAGGGATTGAATATCCTTCATACGGCGCATCGAATTTCTACATCTCACGCTTCTTTTGAAAAGGTCAAGAGATACCTTGAAAAAATGGGGTATGTGGATGGAGAGGATTTTAATTCCATTCGAGCGAAGGGGCAAGAGCGGATTGAACTTTATTCAACGGGTGGTGTTGTCCAATTCCGTACCAGAACATCAAATGGTGGTCTTGGTGAAGGGTTTGATATGCTGATCATTGACGAGGCTCAGGAGTACACGACCGAGCAAGAATCTGCTTTGAAGTACACGGTGACGGATAGTGAGAATCCTATTACAATCATGTGTGGGACACCTCCGACGCCTGTGTCGAGTGGTACGGTCTTTACTAAGTACCGTGAGACTTGCCTTTTTGGGAAAGGGAAGTATTCTGGCTGGGCTGAATGGTCAGTCTCCGATGAAAAGGAAATTGATGATGTGGAGGCTTGGTATAATTCCAATCCATCCATGGGCTACCACTTAAATGAGCGGAAGATTGAGGCAGAGCTTGGTGAGGATAAGCTGGACCATAATATCCAACGTTTGGGATTTTGGCCGACCTACAACCAGAAATCTGCTATTTCTGAAACGGAGTGGAATGAACTCAAAGTGGATGATGTTCCAGAATTATCTGGCAAGCTGTCTGTTGGTATCAAGTACGGTCAAGATGGAACGAATGTGGCATTGAGTATTGCTGCTCGGACCAAGGATGGTCGGTACTTTATTGAAACAGTTGATTGCCAATCTGTTCGTAATGGCAATGAGTGGATGGTTGCCTTTTTGCGTCAAGCCGATGTGGCTCAAATTGTCATAGATGGCGCAAGTGGTCAAAAGATCCTAGACGAAGAGTTGAAGGACTACAGAATCAAGAATGTGATTCTGCCGACGGTGAAGGAAATCATCGTGGCCAACGCTCTTTGGGAACAGGGGATCTACCAGAAAACCATCTGTCACGCTAGCCAGCCATCGCTATCAAAAGTAGCCACTAACTGCGATAAACGGAATATTGGCTCAAACGGTGGCTTTGGTTATCGATCGCACTTTGACGACATGGATATTTCTTTGATGGATAGTGCTTTGCTTGCGCACTGGGCTTGTGCTACGACTAAGCCTAAGAAAAAGCAAAAAATCAGTTATTAAAATAAGCGGTCAGGTGACTGCTTTTTTTGATGCCCAAAAATTACCGAACTGCCGGGGAAGCAGGAGAAAGGAGACATGAGAATGTCAGATTTTAAACCGATTACTACACAAGAAGAATTTGATGCTGCTATTAAGGAGCGTTTATCTCGTGAGAAAGCGAAGTATAGCGACTATGACCAGCTCAAATCTCGTGTTACCGAATTGGAAGAAGAAAATGTTGGCTTGAAGTCAACGATCGAAGCTTCTAATCAAAGTAAAGCAGATGCTGATAAGCAACTTGAAGACATGCAGAAGCAAATCGCTGGTTATGAGACGGCTAGTCTGCGAACTCGTGTGGCTCTACAGCATGGATTACCTTATGACCTTGCAGATCGTTTGCAGGGAACTGATGAAGAAAGCTTCAAAGCTGATGCGGAACGCTTGGCTGGGTTTATGAAGAAATCTCAACCAGGTTACCCGCTCGGAACAAATGAGCCTAGCTCAATTGATGACAAAGACGCAGCATTAAAAGGAATGTTGCACAAAATGAGAGGAGAATAATTTATGGCAACGCTACAAACAGGGGATCTATTCCCAGTCGAAACAGTACAAGATATTTTTAGTAAAGTAAAGGGGCATTCCACTCTTGCAAAGCTTACTACTCAAGAACCTATTCCATTTTCTGGGACTGAAACATTTGTATTTAATCTAGAAGGAAATGCTGAAATTGTAGGTGAAGGCAGTCCTTCAAGTGCTGGAAGTGCAACTATGAAACCGAAAGTAATCAAACCTATTTTGATTACTTATCAAGCACGGGTATCTGAGGAATTTGTACATTGTTCAGAAGAAAAACAATTATCTTACCTCAAATCCTTTATTGATGGGTTGTCTAAAAAAGTGGCACAAGCAATTGATATCGCTTCGTTCCATGGCCTTGAACCAAAATCAATGACAGATGCTTCTTTCAAAGCCACAAACTCATTTGATGGTTTGATTACAGGAAATGTAGTGACATATGAAGCAGATAAAATCGATGAAAATATTGATGCTGCTGTTGCAACTGTAACTGCAAATGATTGTGAAGTAAATGGAATCGCATTGTCTCCGGCGGCAGGGGCTGCACTTGGGAAAATTAAGGTAAACGGGGTAGTCCAATATCCTGAATACCGTTTTGGTCAAAACCCGGATTCATTTTATGGAATGAAGTCAGATGTCAATAAAACATTGACAACTGTTGCAAACTCAGCTAAAAAAGACCATGTTATCGTTGGTGATTTTGAAAATGCTGTAAAATGGGGATATGCAGACGAAATTCCTCTTGAAATCATTAAATACGGTGATCCAGACGGTGCTGGCCGTGACTTGAAACGTTATCGCGAAGTTTGTTTGCGTACAGAAGTGTATGTAGGTTGGGGAATTCTTGACGAACAAGCATTTGCTCGTGTGGAGGCTTAATATGGAATATATTAACAAAGAAACATTAGTAACAATTGAAACAGACAGTAAATTGGCTGGCGATTGGGTGCCAGCTGATCAAGTAAAAACTGTGGATTCGCAAGAAGCAGCAGATAGTCAGGGAGATCTGACTATCGCCCAAATTAAGGCCCGCTTAGATGAGCTAGGTGTTGAATACGACAAAGGAGCTAAGAAGGCTGACTTGCTTGCTCTTTTAGAACAACATGAAGGGTAGTTAAAATGACAACATTTGCAACAGTAGAAGACCTTGAAACTTTGTGGCGTTCCTTGAAATTTGATGAACGAAAGAGAGCAGAGGCACTGTTGTTAATAGTGTCAGACTCTCTACGTGAGGAAGCTAAGAAAGTCAGCAAGGATTTGGATAAGATGGTAGCTGACAGTCCATCTTATTCAAGTGTCGTTAAATCTGTAACTGTAGATGTAGTGGCTCGCACTTTGATGACCTCAACGGATCAGGAGCCGATGACTCAGATGGCTGAGTCAGCCATGGGATATTCCTTTAGTGGATCTTATCTGGTACCTGGCGGAGGACTCTTCGTCAAGGATTCAGAGTTGAAGCGCTTGGGATTGAAAAAGCAAAGATATGGGGTGATTGAACTTTATGGGACGAATTAAAGGAATTACAGTTACTCTTATCGAGATCAAAGAAAAAGGTAGGGATGACTTTGGTCATCCCATTTTTGAGGAAATTGAAATTCAAGTGGATAATGTCCTCATTTCTCCTACTTCAACAGATGATGTAACGAATCAAATGAACTTGACTGGAAGAAAGGCAGAATACACTCTAGCTATTCCAAAAGGTGATAGTCACGATTGGGAGAATAAAGAGGTTTTATTTTTTGGCAAGCGTTGGAAAACTTTTGGGATTCCACTGGAAGGCATTGAGGAAATGATTCCTTTGAGTTGGAATAAGAAAGTGATGGTGGAGCGCTATGGGTAGTTTTAATTTCAAACTAAATCAAAAAGGTGTTAGGGAATTACTAAAATCAGATGAAATGCAGTCGGTTCTTTCTGCAAGGGCTAGATCAATTCGTGAGCGATGTGGAGAAGGCTATGAGCAAGATATCCATGTTGGTAAAAATCGTGCTAACGCAATGGTTACTGCTAAAACCAGAAAAGCCAAGAAGGACAATTTAAAAAATAATACTCTTTTGAAGGCGGTGAGATAAATGATTGAGATTACAGTTAAAAAATATCTTGACGGTCATTTGTCAGTTCCGTCATTTTTTGAGCATGAGACGACAATGCCGAAAGAATTTGTCATTGTAGAAAAAACTAGAGGATCTAATAAAAATTACGCAAAATCTGCCACATTTGCTTTCCAAAGCTATGCAAGTAGCTTGCAAAAAGCTGCTGAATTAAACGAGAAGGTTAAGAAAGTCATCTATGACATGATCGAACTGAATGAAATCAGTGGTATTCATCTGAACAGCGACTACAACTTTACAGATACTGGAACTAAAAAATATCGTTATCAAGCGGTATTTGATATAAATTATTTTTAAGAAATGGAGAATGGAATGGGAACAGAAGCTCAGACAACACAAACAACATCAACAACTTCGTCATCATTGGTGACGACTGCTAAGCCCAAGGTAGGCGGAGCAATTTATTCTGCGCCAGCTGGCACAGCATTGCCTACAGATGCTACTTCAGCACTGGACAAGAAATTTGTATCGCTTGGATACATTTCGGAAGATGGACTGGAAAATGAAAACTCTCCTGAATCCGAAAACGTTAAGGCTTGGGGCGGTGACATCGTGCACTCTTCACTGACAGAAAAGACTGATACTTTTAACTACACTTTGATCGAAGCATTGAATCTAAATGTGTTAAAAGAAATCTACGGATCTGATAATGTATCTGGAGATCTTAAGACAGGTATCACTATTAAGGCTAATTCGAAAGAACTTGCTAGTCATTGTGTGGTGGTTGATATGATCTTGACAGATGGTACATTTAAGCGGATTGTAATTCCTCAAGGTAAGGTTACATCCATCGGTACTATCTCTTACAAGGATGCTGAAACTGTAGGCTATCAAACAACACTCACAGCATTTCCAAACGCTGAAGGCGATACTCACTACGAATACATCAAAGGAGAATAATACATGTCTGAAATTAAATCATTTAAAGGGACTACTTCAACAGGTTTTGAATTTGATATTAGTCAAAAACGAATGGAAAACTACGAAGTCCTTGAGGTTTTAGCTGAGATCGATAGCAATCCTCTGTTGGTACCAAAACTGTTGAAATTGCTCTTGGGAGAACAAGCGGAAGACTTGAAAAACCATGTCAGAGATGAAGATGGAATGGTTTCTACTGATAAACTGATGAAAGAAATCACGGATATCTTTGAATCTCAGTCAGTAAAAAAATAGTAGCCCTCTCTAGAATGATTCAGACGGATGAGGATGCTTTGATTTGTGATTTAGCTGAAACGTATCAAATCTATGACTACAGACAGCTACCTGCCTATCAGGTAGCTGTTTTTTCGTATGGATTGCGTGACGATTCAAGAATAAAAGTCGCAATGTCAGGGCAGAATGTCTCAATGAAGTTACTCATCCAGGCAAGTATTTTAGATAGATTATCTATGCTAGTTTGGTTTAAGACCAAGGATGGTCAAAATGGGATTAATCGTCCTGTATCAATGGTTGATCAGTTGACGAAGGTCGAAGAGGAACAGGAGCAGATGACATTTGCATCTGGAGAGGAATTTGAAAACTATAGAAATGAAATGTTAAAAAAAATTGGAGGAGGTAGTTAATGGCAACAGAATTAGGCCAAGCTTATGTGCAGATTATGCCTTCTGCTCGTGGAATCAGCGGGAAGATTAAAGCTGCTATCTCGCCAGAAGTGGAATCTGCCGGACAAAGTGCTGGTGCATCTCTAGGAGAGAGGATGGTCAGCCTTGCTAAGAAGGCCATTGCAGCTGCTGGAATCGGGAAGTTTTTCTCTGCTTCAATTATGGAGGGAGCCAATCTTCAGCAATCAATTGGGGGTATAGAAACACTTTTCCAAGGGTCTGCAAAAATTGTCAAAAAATATGCTGACGAAGCATATAAGACGACAGGTCTTTCAGCCAATGCCTACATGGAAAACGTGACTGGCTTTAGTGCAAGCTTATTGCAGTCATTAGGTGGTGATACCAGAAAGGCTGCAGATGTGGCTAACATGGCCATGATTGATATGGCAGATAATAGCAATAAGATGGGTACATCCATGGATCGTATACAAGATGCTTATCAAGGATTTGCAAAGCAGAATTATACGATGTTGGATAACCTTAAGCTCGGGTACGGTGGTACCAAGACCGAGATGGAGCGCTTGCTAGCTGATGCTACTAAGCTGACGGGTGTCAAGTATGATATTAATAATCTGTCAGACGTCTATCAGGCAATTCACGCCATCCAAGGTGATTTAAAAATTACTGGAGCGACAGCTGTCGAAGCATCAACTACCTTTACAGGGTCGTTTAATGCGATGAAAGCTGCTGCTCAAAATGTTTTGGGAAATTTGGCGCTTGGGAAAGATATTGGACCATCTCTTCATAGTTTATACGAAACGACGAAGACATTTTTGGTTGGAAATCTCATTCCTATGATAGGGAATATCTTAAAAGGGATTCCTCATCTTATTTATGGAATCTTGCAAGACGGCCTTACTGCTGTTTTTGGTGAGGGCGTTGCTGAGCCAATCCTTGAATGGGTGTATAACACTTTCGCTGATATTAGTGCAATTGCAAATACATTGTTCGATATGATATTTGGTACCATGAACAAGAAGGACAATGTTGACTTTTTAAAAAGCTACTTGGGTATCGATGAAAAGACAGCTCGTAGCATTGTAAACATTGGGGAAAATATCCGTGTTACTTTTGAAAATATCGGGGCTACAATCGGGAATATCGCTGGCATTGTAGGTAGTTTTGTCAGTGATCTGCTTGGAATCGGTGGAAGCGAGCAGAGTGTGAACTTAATAGCTTCAGCATTTGAAGGTCTTACTAAATTTTTGAGGAGTGCATCTGAGAAATTAAAAGATTTTACCAAATGGATTAACGAAAACAAAACAGCTATGGACTTAGTTAAATCAGCACTAGCCGGAGCTTTAGCCGGATTTATGGCATTTAAAGCAGTTACTACCGTAAAAGCAATTATCTTAGATTTTAAAAAAGCAATCACAGCAGTAAAAGGAGCAGTAGCGGCTTTTAATGCTGCAATTGCCGGTAATCCTGTTGGAGCATGGATTGTTGCAATAACAGCAGTAGTTGCTGCATTAACTTGGTTCTTTACTCAAACCGAGACGGGTCGTAAGATTTTGAGCGGCTTTGTATCCTGGATAAAATCCGCATGGAAAGGAATTGCTGAATTTTTTTCTGGTCTTTGGAAAGGAATTTCTGATGGAGCTATCAATCTCTGGAATGGAGTGGTAGCAGTTTGGAATGGTATCATTGATGGTATCAAGTCAGCATGGGAAGGAATCAAAGAATTTTTCTCTGGTCTTTGGAGTGGTATCTCTGATGGAGCTTCAAATGCATGGAACGGAACGATCGAGGGGATTAAATCTGCTTGGCAAGGAATTTCCGATTTCTTTTCTGGATTGTGGGAATCAATCACTAGTTTAGCAACTACAGCATGGACTTCTATTACTAGCGCTGTTTTAGCTATTGTTCAACCTTTTGTCGATACCTTTATGAGCATCTGGAATGGCATGAAAGATGGCATTTCTCAAGTGTTTGAAGGCATTAAGACGATCTTTACTGGTGCTTGGGAATTAATTAAAAGTATTGTGTTAGGAGCTGTCCTATTTATTATTGATTTGGTAACACTTGATTTTAATAAGTTAGGTGAGGATTTAGGACTAATCTGGGATGGTATTAAAAACGCTATTTCAACTGTTTGGAATGGTATCTGTACTTTCTTCTCGGGAATTATTAATACAATCATTGGTTTCTTCACTGGGGCTTTCGAAGGTCTTAAAACATTTTTGGCTGGAGTATGGGATGCAATTAAATCTGTAGCCGAGACCGTATGGAATCTAATCACATCTGGCATTAAAGCTATTATTGATGGTTTTATTGCTGGTGCTCAAGCCGCATGGGATGGATTTAAAGGATTTCTATCCGGTCTTTGGGACGGCATTAAATCCACAGCCATAAGCATGTGGAACGGGATCTGTTCTGGCATAAAAGCCATTATTGATGGTTTTATTGCTGGCGCTCAAGCCGCATGGAATGGATTTAAGGGGTTTATGGCTGGACTTTGGGACGGCATTAAATCGACTGCAACAAACATGTGGAATGGCATCAAAACAGGTACTTTAAATATAATTGATGGCTTAGTTTCTGGCGCACAAAGGTTTTGGGACGGTATGAAAAATGGCGTTAAAAATCTTTGTGACGGCGTTAAAAATCTATTTAGTGGATTGGCTCATATTGACTTGGCTGGAGCTGGTAAGGCGATTATGAATGGTTTTCTTGGCGGTTTGAAAGCTGTCTGGGGTGGTATTCAGGATTTTGTTGGGGGCATCGCTGGCTGGATCCGGAAGCACAAAGGGCCGATTTCCTATGACCGGAAATTGCTGATTCCTGCGGGTAAGGCAATCATGGGCGGATTTGATAAATCATTACAAGAAAGCTTTAAAGATGTTCAAAAGACAGTTGGAGGAGTTGCTGGCTGGATTTCAGACGCTGTTTCTGGAGACGGTTTTGATTTTGGAAATGACACTGCTTTTAATCGCAATATCACATCTACACTTCAGATGCCGAACAGCAAATATGAAACTGCAGAGTCTAAGATGGTTTCTGAGATTGCCATTCTAAGGTCAAGTTTAGATGTGTGGCTTGAGAAGATATTAAACAAAGACCCTGACACTTATTTAGATGGCGAGAAATTAGCTATTAATGCTTATCAGCGCCAAGGGCAAATCATGGCTAGAGAGGGGATTTAATGGCAGTAAATTATCTGATTATCAATACATTTAATACTAACACTATAGCAGATAGTGTAGTAACTGATTTTGGAGATATTAAAGGCGCTATCCCTCGCTACGATGAGCAGAAGAAGCTCTACGGCACTAATGGTCAGTACAATATCGAAGATGGTGCTTATGATGGCTATGAGCGGACGTTTAAAGTTTTTGTGAAACGATACGAGGACGCTCAGGCAATCATCAATGCATTTAATAAGCTTGATAATGTATTGGAGTTTAGCTATCAACCTGATAGCATCCACTATGCTGATTTACTTGATTCAGAAATATCACTTCATGGGCAAAATAACTGGATTGTCAGCATCAAGATATATCAGCATCCTTTTAGATATACTAAGAATGTCCAAGATGTTGCTTTAGGCAGCAGTGGGACAGTGACCAATCCAGGGACGGTCTACTCAGAGCCAATCATCACGATTGAGGGCCAAGGTGAAGTAACTTTAACCATCGGTAACCAGACGATGGTGTTGAATCTTTCTGGTGGTGCTAAAATTGACTGTAGGCAGCGTAAGCAAAATGTCTATACGTTAAATGGTCAACTGCAGAACACTATCCGTGTAAGAGGTCCGTTCTTCGAACTTAAACCTGGTATCAGCGGGATTACGACTGCAGGAAATGTATCTAAAATTAAAATTCAAGGGAATTGGAGGTATCGCATTTGATTTATTTAAAAGAGGGTAATATCCCTCTTAATTTTTGTTTTGAAGATGACATCACTCAAGAAGCGAACAATACTTATCAATTGTCCTTTAAATTTCCTGTTAGTGACGAGAAATGGGCCTTGTTAAAGAACGAAGTGCATTTGCTGGCTGATGACTTGTCTGGAGAGCAAGAGTTTATCATCATCGATGTTCAAAAGGGGCATGGATATATCACTGTATATGCCAATCAAGTAGCAACATTGCTAAACGGGCAAAGTATCCGTAAGATTGATGTAGATCGAGCAAATGGGGCGACAGTTATGAATAATCTGGTAGAAGGACTAAAAAGAGAATGTCCTTTTACCTTTTTCTCGGACATCCAAGACAAGCATACTCTCAGACTCGACAATGTATCGGTAATTGATGCGCTCACAAAAGGTCAACATTCGATTATTGGTCAATGGGGCGGTGATTTAGTCCGTGATAAATATTCGGTTAGGCTGCTGAAAAATGGAGGGATTGAAAATCAATCTCTTTTTATGTACAAGAAGAATCTATCTGAATACAAAGAATCGACCACTACAAAATCTCTTAAAACAAGAATCCACTTCCGCAAGGTCATTACTGCATCTGGTGAGGGTGAAAAAGAGAAAATCCTTGAAGTCACCGTGGACAGTCCACTGGTAGATAAGTACAAACATATCTATGAATATGATATGGAAGTCCAAGATCAGGATGTTAAAACTCTTGATGATTTGAAAGAATATGGTAAGAAATACTTTCAATCAAGTCTGTGTGACCTGCCTGAAGAGAATCTAGAGATTAATGTCATCGGTCAAGCTGACCAGCCAGTTAAACTGTTTGATACAGCATCAATTTATTATGAGCTATACGATGTGGATATTCGAAAGAAAATCACAAAGTATAGTTATGGTCCGATGGCAAAGAAGTTAAAGAAAATTAGTTTTGGAAAAATTTCTCGGTCGCTCGGTGGAGCTATTGGCCAAATCATTAATGATTCGGTGGCGGATAAAATTGCTAGTCATGATGCTGCTTACGATGCAAAAGTCCAGCAACTTATCGATAATGCTAATGCTGAGTACGATAAGAAGGCTAAGAGTCTAGAGCAGGACATTACTGACGGAATCGAGCAGGCCAAGGCTAAAGCTGAGGTAGTGAAGGAAGAGATCAATGCTGAAATCTCTGAGAAAATAAAAGCTGCTAACAAGGCCAATACAGATGAAATTATAGAAGAATTCAAAGCCAAATACAATGGCATCGAGGTCAAGGTAGAGGATCTTAAGACTACTACCAACAGGATGTCAGAGATGAACACTGCGATCCAACAAGAAATGGATAACTTCAAGGCTTCGACTGCAAGCAAGTTTGCTGGTATTTCAGGCGCACAATCTCATTATGAACAAAGTACCAACAAGGCCATTTCTGACCTTGTTAAGGTAACACAAAATAAAGCTGACCGCTCTTATGTAGAGCAGACGGCCCAAGGGATTAAAGAGACAATCTCAAATATCAAAATCGGTAGACGAAATTTGATAAAAGGGACTCGTCTATTTCCAGGAGTTAAGGGAGTAGTCGGTGAATTCAATGGATTTAAAGTAATTCGCTCCGAGATCACGCAAGAAAATCAAAAGGTTGTTGATCCGTTCGTGACGAATACAACTGTACCAATGATCGGAACCGAATATACAGCTGTGTTTTGGGCCAGAGCTTCTCGCAACGATTATAGATGTGTACTGCATCTATTTAGTCCTAACAGCGTCACAAAAGTAATTACTAGTACAGGATTCGTTGCAGACAACTTGATTGATGGATATGCTGTATTTACTATTACTAACGAATGGAGACCCTACTGGGTAAAATGGACCCAGACGCCTGTGACTGTGCCGAAACGTGTCATTTTTGGGCGACACGGGGCCAATTATGGCCAGAAAAAAGGTGATTGGCTGGAAATATGCGCTCCTGCAGTTTTTGAAGGGAACATGCCTGGCGACTGGAACGAAGCTCCTGAAGATGCAACTAGCACATTTCAGGCAGAGTTTGAGAAAACGGCTAGAGGTCTAGAAACTAAAATCACTTCATTTGAATCTTATGTACAAGCTGATGGGACACGTCAAGAGACGTTAAAAAAATACATCGAAGATAAGACGGCATCTAGCTTGACCGCATTTAGAGAGGATATAGAATCTGGCTATATATCAAAATCCAAATACGAAGAAGATTCTCGTGGGATTACTCGAAAATTTGAAGAGCTAAAAACTGGTGGACAAAATCTTGTCCTGAACAGTGGTGATCCGCTAAATCTAAAAAATTGGGGTGAAATCTCTCCTGATTCAGACCCAACAGCGCAAATTGAGACGAATCCTTTATATTTTAACGGGTCTCGTAAACTGATAGCTTTGAAAAATAGGAATAGTACTCTTCAGGAATTCCTTTCATCTCGTCGCTTTAATGTTAGGCAAAATACTACTTATACAATTGGAGTCACACTTTTTCGTTCGGAGAATTTAAAAGGTGCTGATTTAGTAGTTTTACTTAGAAGAAGAGGATATGCTCAACTTTTTGAAAAAGCTATTACATTACTTAAAGAAATACAGCTGCCGAGTAATGAAGCTAAGAGGTTTTATTTTAAGGTCAATTCCGAAATTTACGATGAAGCCTTTTTGAGATTTGGCAATGAAGGTAGGACTGATGATAATGAGTCTGTGCTATATATCGCTGATGTGGATGTCTACGAGGGAACGATTGAGCGACCTTGGCAGGCTGCTGAAGACGAAGCAGGCAAAAAGCTGGAAACAAAGATGGCTGAATATAGTCAAACTGTTGATGGTGAGTTGAAGAAATTGGCAAGTCAAATTGATGATACCATCAAAAAGACTGATGTAGACATAACACCAGGCCAAATCACTTTTGGCGTTGGAAAAACCATCAACGGTAAGACTATTAGCTCATTGTTCGTGCAGGATCCCGAATCGATTGCCTTGATTTCAAAATTGATCAAGGTCAAAGGGGATATGATTGTTGATGGGTCTATCTTGGGGCGTCATCTTAAAACTGGTACGCTAGAGACAGGTCACTTTAAGGCTGGCTCAGTAACCAGTGAAATTTTGGCAGCTAACGCTGTTACTGCTGACAAGGTTCAGGTTGACTATGCCTTGATCAGTAAATTAATTGCTAACCAAGCATTTATACGAGAGTTAACCTCTCAAAGGGCCTTTATCACTCAGATCAACTCGATTGATTTTAGCGCTGAACGGATAAAAGGTGGACGATTAAGCGCAATTAATGGGGCTACTACATTTGATTTGAATAATGGAACATTAAACTTGTACTCTAATACAGGAACCATTCGAAGGATAGACGAAACAAGTTCTTCACAGTTTGTGAAAATGACTCGCAATGGTTTTATCGCAGAACATTTCCGTGATCCAAAGGCTGCTATGATCGTGCTAGGGACGAACCATGATAAAACGGAAAATACCGAGAATGAGACATTCGCTGGAACTCGTCTTTGGTCTGGTAAGAGCGGATCAGAAAACGAATCACTCTATGAAATAGTCTCAGACCGTATCACCCTTTATTCAAACGGTCGATACAGAAGTCCTTGGGTTTTCCACAACAACACGAGAGATGGGAGTTCGTATCTGATTCCAATGAATGAGAGAGGAATCCGTCACAATCTAGGTCGTGGTGACAAGCATTTCTCAGGAGCTTGGATTGATAACATCTTTGTCGGGAAAGATGCTGTGAATCTTGGTACTTACGTTTGGGATATATTAACTTGTTTTGGTCAATTATCAAAAGTTAATTGGGATTTAAAAAATTCGAATGTCCAGAATCATATTCGTAGCATTCTTAGTAAATATAAATTTAAATAAGAGAGGGTAACATGGAAGAAAATATTTTACTAGCAATCATCACTGAGTTAAATCAACAGCTCAGTGATAAAACACTCAATGAGGTCGAATATAAAGTCCGACTGAATGACGCACAACAAAAACTAGCTCAACTCTACAAAGAAGTTGAAGTCTATCGCTCTGTCCTTGACTCTGACAAAGATTTGAAGGACTTGTTTGAAGAAATCAAAAATAAAAACGAGGTAACTGCTTAATGGACTACAAAGTACAATCAAGATTTTTTGACCCAATCACAAATACGACGAAAGTAGCAATCAAGCAAGACTTCCCTTATCGAGTCTTTGAAGAAATCCTATCAAATAACCGCACAGAAGAAGATGAAACTACTTTGGTTGAAGCTGTGCTAAATATTGTTCGGATGGAACTAGACCCATCTGGGGCGGTTGTAACTCTCAAGAAAGAACTAGATAAGTCTATTGAAGCTAATAATAATGCTATCAAGCAGATTAAAGTCCTTGAGACAGACAATCAAGCTAAAACAATCCAAATCCAAAACATCAAAAATGTAGCGGACTGGGCTGTTCTTGTGGCTGTGACCGACACAGATAATCCTATCGATCCAACGCTCTATGCTCGTGGGCTGGAGCTGGTTGAGCTTGGAGTAGTCGGGAAGAAGTATAAGGCACATGATATTTTTGCAGTAACCAATCCAAGTCATGTTGCTAAATACGGCGAAGGCAATCGTGTACTGGTGCAGGTCAATCAAGACTTCAAATACAATGGAGAAAGCGTGGAAGAGCTTGAAGGCAAGCTATCCCAAGATGGGAAATTAGCTGTATGGAAGTGGGAAATGCCGAAAGAACATAAGCCTGACCAACCTTCAGTCTAACTCCTGGAATTGATTGGAGGTGGTGAAATTGGACTTTTTAACTTTTGTTGACAAGCTCAGTCCTATTTTAATCGTTATAATTCCAAGTTATTTTTCTTACCGGAGCACTCAAAATACTAAAGAGACCGATAAACAAATCGGTCTCTTATCTGATAAAATCAGCGACATTGAGAAATCAGTTACTAACGTTGAGAGTATAGGCAAAGAAAATAGTAAGAATTTGACGATGATAGGCAAAGGCTTGCAACGTCTGCAGCGTTTTCGATTGCAAGAGAACTTAAAAAATGCTCTAAAAAGGGGCTACACAAACCAACATGAAATTGAGGAATTATCTAAACTTTATGAAAGTTATGTAGAATTAGGTGGAAATGGTGCCATTAAGGTACTTTATGAAAAATTTTTAAAATTAGATACAAAAGAGGAGAAATAACATGCAAGAAATTCAAAACATCATTTTAACGTCAGTAGCTAGTGTACTAGCTATTTTGTCAGGAATCGCAGTAAAAGCTGTCAAAGATTTTCTAATCGCAAAAGGCGGAGAGAAGTCAATCAAGATTGTAGAAATCTTGGCTCGAAATGCCGTGAACGCAGTCGAGCAGGTTTCAAAAGAAACTGGCTACAAAGGCCAAGAAAAACTGGCACAGGCTAAAGGGGCAGTTATTAATGAGTTAGATAAGTACAATATTTACATGCCAGAAAAAGATCTGGATATGTACATTGAGGCTGCTGTTAAGCAAATGGAAAGCAACTGGAAAGGTGACAAATAATGGATAAGGTTAAATTATTTCAAAATGAGGTTCTAGGGTCAGGATTTGACATTGACGGCTGGTTTGGCTGGCAATGTTGGGACGGGTATGCTAAATATTGTCTTTGGTTAGGCGTTCCGTTTTCTAACTGTACGGATTCGCTCTATGTCAAGGACTTATGGAATCAGCGCCACGAAAACGGCATTTTAGATTACTTTGATGAAGTGGAAAATCTGGAAGGCGGGGAAGTATGTATCTTTGTAGAATCTCCTCTAACTCCCGTTTCTCACGTAGCCATTTTCGTCGGAGATGTTGACGGCGTGAATGGCCAATTCCTTGGACAAAACCAAGGAGGGGCGCCAGGACCGTTCGGCGGAGGGGCTTTTGATATTCAAATTTTTCCTTATTCTATTCTCTATCCGACAGCTTTCCGTCCTAAAGGCGAATCACTCCCTAAACAAGAGCTTAAAGAAGCTGTTACCGAGGTCATGGAAAGCCACGAAGTTCCATTCTTCCCAGAAGATGCTACTTTCACAGTTGGGGATAGCCCAATCAATGTCCGCCGTGAACCTAGCCTAACAGGCGAAATCGTGGCTGTGTATCAGCCGGGTGAAAAGGTCCATTACGACTCTAAAGGGTCTAATGACGGCTACCGCTGGATTTCATATATCGGAGAGTCTGGCAATCGTAACTATTTAGCGATTGGCCAAACTGACGAGGCAGGCAATAGAATTGACCTCTGGGGCGAGTTGTCATAAAAAAACAGAGCGGAAACTCTGAAAAAATAAAAAACAGAAATATTAAAAATTTAATTCAACCCTACTGGCTCAGGCTAGTAGGGCTTTTTTGTTATAAAAATAAAAATATTTAAAAAAAGTTGGTAAAAAGTATTGACAAACTATCCTATATGATATATAATTTACTTGTAAGATAAATCAAGGAGGAAGAAAAAATGAAAAAAGAAGTTATGACATTAGCTTGGGAAATCGCAAAACGTGGTGCTAAACGCTTCGGTGGTTCTGCAGTTGAGTATATTGCAGAAGCTATGAAAATCGCTTGGGGAATTGTTAAATCAGAACAAGAAGAAACTCAAAGCTACACTTTAAAACAATGGCAAGCAGTTGAAGCTAAAATGCGCAAAGCTGGTCAATACGGACGTGCAAGCCTCCTTGGTGAAGCTAAAGAAGTTAAATTTAATGAAGTTATGCACAAAGCGGGCGCTTACTACGGTATCGAAGTAATCGCAGATGGCTCTAACTTTGGCACATACTATATCGCTGAAAAAGCGTGGGCTTAATCAAAGGAAAAGAGGTATATAATCATGGAAATTAATAGTGACATTAAAGACCTAATTTTAGAATACGTAGGACGATATTATCGTTTTGAAAATGACTTCTACAAGTTACCAAGTATTAAATTCACCGATGCCAACTGGCAGAGATTTAAGAGTGGCGAGACATCAATCGAGAAGATGGGAGCTGCAAGAGTTAACGCTATGCTTGATTGTTTATTTGAAGATTTTGAATTGGCAATGATTGGCAAGGCTCAGACTCATTATTATTTTAACAATTCACTTAAAATGAACATGAAATTTCATGCTTACTACGATCAATTCAAAAAAGAACAACTATTGAAATGGCTTGAGAATAGCAGAGAGGATGTAATTGGCGGAAGTGGTCGTATGTATACTGCTGATGGAAATTGGATTTCTAGTGCTTATTTAGAAGTAGCCTTGAAAAGTAGTGATTTAGGGAATGGATCATACATGCTCCAAATGCGATTCAAGAACTATTCTCGTGACCCTCGACCAATTCCTGCAGGTCGTCAAAATCGACTTGAATGGATTGAGAAGAACTTGGAGAATATCCGATGAGGGAGAATATAATCGGGCGGAGGTTCAATCGTCTCGTTGTCATAGAAGATGACGGGACGAGGTCTTCTAAAGGAGAAATTAAATGGCTCTGTCAATGCGATTGTGGGAATCTATATCATGCACTTGGGTATAGATTAAGAAATGGTCGAACTAAATCTTGTGGATGCCTCAATGATGAGAAGAAGCGTGAGCGATTCAAAGACCTTTCAGGAACCGAAACGGATAACTTTAAAATTATTGATAGAGTATACTCTAAGAATCAGCGTGTCTGGTGGAATTGTATCTGTAAGCATTGTGGAAATGAGTTGATTTTGAGTAATAATGATATCAATCACTATACTTCTTGTGGGTGTCTCCGTGGAGCATCTAAGGGCTATATGGACTCTATTCGAGATCCTGAAAGTTTAAAATCTACGAAGCCGACTGCCAAAAGTACGACTGGTGTGCGAGGCGTTTATTTTAATGAGCGAAAAAAGAGATATCAAGTATTCATTAATGTTGACAAGAAGCAGAAGTATTTAGGAAGCTACGCTTCTTTGGAGGAAGCCGCAAAGATACGACGTGAGGCTGAATTGAAATATGGTTATAAATAAGTCTTTTTCCGTTGTAACGAAAAAAAGATAAAATGTCTATTGCAAAAGACATAAATTAATTTTATTTTGATACCCAAAATGATACCCATGTTTCCTAAACATCGCATTTTTTTCAGATTAATTTAACTATAAAAGGTTGAAATATCTAGAGTTTTAAGACTATTTCTCAAAATGTTAGATAGTGGTCATTAAACAAGTTTCTGTTTACCCAATCGCTAAATAAGGTTATAAAACCACTAAACAAAAGGCTTTCTGAGAAATCAGAGAGCCTGTTTTTTATTTTGATAACTGTATCTTAATAAGTAAGATGGTGGGAGAAACCGTTTCCTTGACTTTAAAGTATTGAAATGATTGAATAGAATTGAAAAAAAGATTATTAGGAGGGCATATGTTCCATTTTTTTACAAAAGTTGAAAGTATTTCAACAGCAGAATTAGAGAAAAGGTTGAAGACGAATATTAAGCTACTGGATGTTCGAACCCCGTCTGAATTTAGCAAAGGTCACATCAGGGGAGCCCTAAATATTCCTTTAGGGCAAATCGATCGCTATTCGCAGTCAAAAGAAGAGAAGCTTTATGTGATTTGTCACTCAGGTGTTCGTAGTAGATTAGCAGCGAAAAAGCTTAAAAAGAAAGGCTATGATGTTGTGAATGTTTCTGGAGGCATGATGTCTTGGAAAGGGAATGTCGTTTAAAGTAAGTCAATAAAAAACTCTTTGCCAATTTTTAATGAGTGGCAAAGAGAAGGAGTCGCTTATTTGACTGTTGTAGGGATGATATCTTTAGTTTTTCCAGAATGAGCAATCACACGATATTCATTTGGTTTGGTTTCGTACTGAAAAGCAATGGTTGTGGTGTCGTCTGGTAATTTTTGCGCAATGTCAGCAATAGTCTGACGGAAACCTTGCAGGATTTGTTTGTCTTCTTCTGTGGCAGTATTATTATCAAAAGCAGCCATCATTTCCTTAGTACCAGCAGCTGTATCACCTTTGATAGAAGCTGTAATGACGGTATGTCCATTCGGGAAAGCTTCGTCTTTTACATCTTTTTCAACTTTAATATCAAAATCTTTAGAATTTCCATTTGGATCAAATATTGATTTCAGCTCATTGATAACATCTTCTTGAGAAGTACCAGCTGATTTGCTTTTTTTGGCAGTAGATACTGATGAAGTGACTTCTGAAGAAGATGATGAAGATGTTTCTTCAGTTGATTTCGCAGAGCATGCAGCTAAGATGATAAATGATAGGGCAGTTAAACTATAGAGTGAAATTTTCTTCAT